TCCAGCGGTACGAGCCATGTTTGTGGGACGAGCGGTGGTACCGAAGAAGAGTGGGTCGCGTGTTTGGACACCAAACCCGTATCGCACATTCTAAAAAGGAAAAGAGGTAGGCGTATGTGGAAATATTGTCTGCTCGTTGCTGCACTGAGTCTCCAGGCGCTGCTCTGGGTCTCTCCGGGAGAGGCCTATCAAAACGATTGCCTCGCACGTGCGGCTGTACCCAGCTATGCTGAAGGGCAATCGGTGCCCTGCAGTTTGCGACTCGATGGAGGTGTGGGTACGCACTTTCTCGATCTTCTCGGCGGCGAGCACGTCGATGCGGTGGAGGAAAACGGGTACATCCGCGTCCAGCCCAGAGCAGGGGTAGTCGGTGGGGCTGATGGGTATACCCGTATCAGTGCTGGGGCCACCGAGGACAAGCACGAGATCAAAGCCACCCCCGGTACGCTCTATTCCATCACCGCCACCAACACCAACGCCGCCGTGCGCTACGTGAAGTGCGAAAACGACACGGCGGCGAACACCGCGCCTGGCACCGACACCCCTGAACTACGCCTTGCGATCCCCGGCAACGCCGCTGGCGCAGGGGTGACGACTACGTTCCCTGTCGGCTACTCGTTCTCGGTCGCGCTGACCTGTTGGCTGGTGACTGGAGCGGCGGATTCTGATGTCACGGAGGTGGCGGCGAATGAGATCATGGTATTTTATACGTTTAAGTAGTCTAGTCCTCGGTTGCGTCATGGCGGCCTCGCCTGGGTGGGCGAGCCCAGTGATCGATAACACGGCTACGACTACGGACACGGACGGGACGAGTACCGTGGTCTCGATGCCGAGCGGCATCACGGCGGGGGACTTACTCCTCGCGCAGTGTGCCCATGAGGACGCCAATGAGCTCTCACTCTTAGGAGCAGGGACATGCTGAAATGGTTGATCGTGCTCATCTTGCTGCTCGCGCCGGTGGGGGCGCAGGCGACGGTGTTCTGGGAAGATGGCTTCGAGTATGTAGACCAACCCACGATGGCGTTTGCGTGGGATGGCGCGTCGTGCGTAGGGGATACCACCATTCTTGCCCCAACCACCACACGCCCTCGCACTGGTGCCAAGTCACTGCAAAGCCACTTCACAGGCATCCCACCGACCTATGAAGGAGGAGGGAGTTGCTTCTTTGGGGGGCGCAGTTTTCAGGTCAGCTCATCCGTGTTCATGCGGTTCTGGATGTATCTGACGGATCACGCGGGTACGGGTAATTTTCTTCCGGCGACCCCTACGACGAAAATACTCAAAACATTTGGTCAGGGCCACCCCTTCAGTGTGTATTGGGTGATGATCTATGGGACGACGACTTTGGTTGCGACCATACAACACAATTCAGGGAACGGAGAGAATGTCTTTACATCCGGGAGCATCCCGCAGCAGCAATGGGTGTGTGTTGAAACGCAGACTACGACGAATAGCGGTCCTGGGGTCGCGAACGGCATCATTCGGGCGTGGATCAATGGGACGCCAGTGCTGAATGATACCTCGCGGGTCTTACTGGAATCTGTCGATACTGGCACATATCCTGGGACAAAGACAATCGGTGCTTACACCCAGAATGGGTTGGGCAGGATCTTTTATGATGACCTTGCGGTTGGCGACACGCGCATCGGCTGTGGTGCAACCCCACCACCGGGCGACACCATCCCGCCCCCCCAAGTCCCAACGCTGACTGCTGTAGGAGGTAATGCCCTCGCCAATCTGTCGTGGACCACTGTGGTGGATAACTCAGGTGGCACCGTCACCTATCTGGTACAGCGAGCCACAGCGTCTGGTGGCCCCTATGCTACGGTAGCGACGGTCACAGCCACGTCTTACAACGACATTGGGCTGACCAACGCTACAACCTATTACTGGCGTGTCTATGCGAGAGACCCATCGGGTAATGTGTCTACGCTCCCGTCGCCAGTAGCCAGCGCGACCCCGACGGCACCAGCCGGTGGGTCAGCAACCGTATTGTCAATCCTCAGTGATGGAAAGTTTGCGCTGAATGGGGTGCCCAAGTTCCTGCTGTGCTTCTCCTACTACGACATCTCGAATTACAAGACCGCCGATATTGATGCACTCGCCGCAGACGGATTTAATTGTCTCACAGCCGTTGCAGACAGCGTGTATCGCGCTACGGACGAGGCAGGAGCGAACACTAACTCTGCCTACAACGCCAATGGCACGATGAAGGCCGCAAAAGTCACGGCGATTGAAGCGGCGATTGACTACGCCGACAGCAAAGGGATGATTGTAGACCTAACGTGCATGCTTGCTGACATTGATGGTAACAATACCGCCGCTTGGATTACTGTTGCAGGTGACCGCACCACCGGCATGACCAACTGCATCAACAGCTTTAAGGCCAACGGCAACATCATGTTCTCTCTGTGGAATGAGCATAACTACGGGAGCGTCGTTGATACCCACGCGGAAGTGGGGGCCTTTATGGTCACGGCGCGAGCGGCCTGCCCGACATGTATCCTTTTCTATTCCTCAAGCGACAATATAGGAGTAGATGCAGACGCACATATCTGGACCACACGCAGTGGGAGCGTGGTGGATACAGCCAATGTGAACGCGGAACTCGCGGACGGTGTAAATGTCATTGCGCCACATGACGACCGTCAAGCGGGATGGAATCTTCTGACGACGGCTAGGGTGGCTAATCTCAGAGCCTACCTCAATTCTATCGGACGACAAAATGTAGCAATCTTGATGGAAGAACCAGGGCGAGAGGGCAGTGGCGGCTTAGGCAGCGCAGCCTTGTATATCACGACTGTCCAAGACGCGAAGGCGGCTGGTGCGTCTGGATGGGATTTTCATAACGATGCGGCATTTGATCTCGACCCCACGCAGGCGATCCCCAACCAAACAGACGCCGTAGAAGAAGCGTTCATGGACGCGGTTGGTGCCGCACTGGCTGGTGGGGCACAAACGCGAGACACCGCGCTCGTGACTCTAACATGCCCAGGGACGGCTGCGGATATTGGGGCGGCATGGGATGCAGGCTATACGAACCATTTTGCATGGAAAACGGTCAGTGATCGGTGCCGAACAGATGGGATTGGGCAAGAATCCTACGAGAGCACGAATACCGCAGTCCAGGCAAACTCATGGATACAGGCGGATCTCCCAACATTGGTGAAGTCTGGAAGCGAATCTGGGGTACGCTTAGGCTTCCTCGCTGCACCCGCGAATCTCCAAGGCTATGAATGCCGGTATGAGAAAACTGCGAGTGATACGATCAGGATTGTACGGAAGGACTCAGCCGGAGCCAGTCCTGCGACCCTGTTTAGCACTACAGGCACCCCCTTGACGGCTCCAGGCGTCCCGTCTTGCGAGCGTGTGGGGAGCACGATTAAAGCCTATTGGAACGGGACCCTCATTGGAACGGCCATTGACACAACCTATTCAGGGGTGTTGCGCCCTGCCTTTTATGGGTACAGTAGTGCGTCTGCCAGTGACATTGAAATGGATAATGTGACGGCAGGGAACTTTACTGTTGCTCCGGTCTATGTTACACCAAGAATTCTCACGAACACCGCCAGTCTCACTGGGCTGACAGTAACATCATCTGGATCAATCGCAAGCTACAGGGTGGATACCGATTTCGGTAGCACCTCGTACACGCTGGCACAGATGCCGAGCGGGGTCCTCTTGAGAACATGGGTAGTGGGTGAAACCTTCGTGTGCGTATTTGCTGTTGATGCAGTGGGAGTCGTCAACACGGTCTCCACCGATTATATCTGCGACTCCCTCGGTGGGTTGATCACATTTCCCGATATCACAGCCCCTACGATGTCTACTCCGTTTCCTAGTGCTGAGATTCCATTTGGCACCACGTCCTATAACATTGGTTTTAATGTGAGTGAACCAGCCGAGTGCCGGATTGCGACAACCAACATTGCCTTTAGTGCCATGACGCTGACCATGACCGTGTCCTCCTTGACAGCCAGCTACACCGCAACCGTGGGGGCAGGGCTGAACAACTTCTACGCGCAGTGTCGAGATTTTGCCGATACACCAAATACCACGACGACCGCGCTCAACATTCCCGTCACCGTGGCCGCCAGTACGGCAGATGTCACCAATCCGTCAACGGTCGCTAACGCGGCGCTCACCGTCATCAGCCCGACACAGCTCCATGGCACCTGGGATATCGCCACAGATGCAGGTGGGATCTCAGGCTATCAAGTTCATCTCAGTGCCGGGGCGTGCTCCACATACACACTTGCCCCTGCACCTGTAACGACGAACCTTGTAGACATTACAGGGCTCGCGCCCTCAACTACCTATTGCATGAAAATCAAAGCGATTGACGCCTCGCTGAACGTGTCCACAAATTTTAGCAATATTGCGACCGTGGCGACTCCAGCTACACCGGATATTACCCCACCCACACCGATGACACAACTACGCACGCTTGGGATATTTGCGAACAGCGTCGTGGTCACATGGGATGGATGTATCGACACGCAATCCTCGACATATAAAAATATTGAGCAATGCCAAGGCTCGGGGTGTACGACCTGGACGGTGCCGCAAGCCCCAACCACGCTGGATGCGTTAGTGATCGGGCTCGCCCCTAGCACCCTCTATAGCCTTCGTGGAATTTGTACTGATGGGGCGGGAAACGAAGCAACCGCCTATTCCAACACACTAGAAGTCACGACTCTTGCGAGTGGCCTTCCACAACCACGTCTCCAAGTGCCGTTTGGAGTCACTCGCCCGGCTGCTGATGCAGGACTCCCCGCGGGCACACGACTTCCACGACCATGAGGAACTGTCATGCTGGCACGTAACGTCGACGACATCGAACTTCCTCCTGACGTACAAGCACTGCTTGACAGTTCTGGGGATGATCAGCCATCAGAGACGCGGTTGAACAATATCGCCGAGGCACTGAAGACCTCTCGAAACGAGGCGGTCACCTTTAGGTCCAGTCACGGGATCGAATCAACCTGGGCCTTGTGCGAAGACGCCTACAACGGGGTCGACGACGCCAATCGTCATGAGTATTCCGGTCACGTCTGGGTGAAGGCGATGGCGATGAACACGCCGTTGACCACGAATGAGATTCGCAAAGGCACACCCGACCGCAAGTCAACCGCATTTGTCAGACTCACGAGCCGATACGTCGACGCCGGCGCGGCAAAGATCGGCGAGATCCTGCTCCCCGTTCACGATAAGGCGTTCAGTTTCTCTGCGACACCGCATCCCCTACTGATCAAAGGCAAAGACGACACCACCCCGGTGGTCGAGAATGGGATGGCCATGCCTCGCCCTGCGACGCCCGAGGAGATGGCTGCCGCTGGCCTCCCTCCAGGTTCGCCACCTCCTGACGTCAATCTGAAAACCAAAGATTTGGTTGAGGAAGCCGTCAAGGAGGCCACGAAAAAGGCGAAAAAAGCCGAAACACGCATTGCCGATTGGATGATCGAGTGCGGGCATCAACACGAAATGCGGAAGGTGATCTTCGATGCTGCGCGTTTAGGTGTTGGGGTACTCAAAGGTCCGATTCCTGACGTTCGGACGCACATCGCCATGATCAGTGGGCAGGTGGTCAGGAAAGAAGAGGTGGTGCCGATCGATAAGTGGGTGTCGCCTTGGAATATCTATCCTGATCCGGCGTGCGGAGAGAATATTCGCGACGGAGAATACGTGTGGGAGAAAGACAATTACTCCGAGAAGCAAGTGCGCAAACTGATCGGTCGAAAAGGATACCACAGAGGGCAAATCGAAAAGGTGCTCGCCATCGGTCCTGGGCCATCGCTCGTGGTGACGAAAGATCCGAACCGGAAGTATGACAGTGCGAAACATCCCTATGAGGTGTGGTTTTATTACGGGACGCTCGATCGCAAAGACTTCGAACTGCTGAATAAACCGGCTGCAGACGGATTGCCCAAGGAGCAGGATAAGGCGTATGTGATCGCGACGATGATCAACGATCTCGTGATTCATGCGACGGTCAATCCCCTAGACTCCGGCGATCTTCCGTATTACGCGGTGCCGTGGATTCGACGGTCAGGCCATTGGACCGGGGTAGGTGTGGCCGAGCAGATCTCGGTGCCGCAACGCATTGTGACGGCCGCGACACGGTCCTTGCTCAATAATGCGGGGATCACCTCTGGGCCACAAATCGTCATCAATCAAAAGGGCGTGGAACCCGCGAACGGCGACTGGAATCTGAGCCCGAATAAAATCTGGTATCTCAAAGACGAGGGTAATTCCGATGATGTGAAGAAGGCGTTCCTCTCCTTTGACATCAGCAATGTCGGGAAGCAACTGGACGCGGTCATCATGTACGGGATGCGGTTGGCTGAAGAATCCACCAGCATTCCGCTGATTACGCAAGGGATGTCTGGGGTGACGACGCCAGAGACATTTGGCGCGGCACAACTGCAGAATAACAATGCCAATCAGTTGCTGCGCTACATCGGGTATAGTTTCGACGGGTATGTGACCGAGCCGTTGGTGCATCAGTATTACGAATATCTCTTGCTTGATCCGAACGTCGACGACGATTGCAAGGGTGATTTCTCGATTGATGCACAGGGCTCTGTGGCGTTGGTGGAGCGCGCGATTCAGACCCAATTCCTCGGCGCGGCTGTGCAAGTCGCGGCCTCCAATCCTGCGTACGGGATCAACCCGAAGAAGATCTTTGCGGAGTGGTGCTTAGGGAATCATTTCGATCCCAAGCGTATTCAGTACACCGAAGAGGAACAAGCGAAGATCGACTCACAACCCCCGCCCGTGGCACCCGCAATCGAGGTGGCGAAGATCAAGGGCCAGATTGCGCAGATGCAACTGCAGGCCGATCAGCAACGGGCGCAAGAGGAAGACGCATTGGCTCGCGAACTCGCGCAGCTCGATGGCAAGATTACGATGGAAGTGGAGACGCTTCGGAATCAGACGGCGCAGTTGAAGGTGAAACTCGATACCGATCGCGATACAACCTTCGTGAATTCAGAAATCGAACGCGCGCGTGCGGACTTTGAGCATAATATGGCGGTGCTTCAATTGAAGAAGGATCTGGCCCAACTTGATTACGCGGCAAAAAACAAGATATCGGTCGATCAGGTGAAGAAACAGTTGGCCGATACGGCCATGAAAATTAGCGCGCAGAAAGAGCTGGCTGCGATGGACGCGCGATTACGGGTCCACGAACATCACACGCCCAGTGGGGATGCACTAATGAAACCTGTTGCGCAGTTGCCAGGAAAAGCTGGCCAAGGTAAAGCCTTGTCGCAGGTATGATATAGTGGAGGGAGATGGAACTCACTGAAGGCGAACGATTCTCGACCCTGTGGATTAAGCTCTCTGAGTATTTTGAAGACCGGCTTCGCTCGAACCGATTGGCGCTTGAAGGCCCGGTGACTGAAAAAGACGCCGATAAACTCAGAGGACGCATTGCCGAGGATAAACTGTTGATGTCGCTGTCAGAAGAGGTATCGAAAACTGTCCCGAATGTAGAAGTGTAACCCGTTGCCCGCGCGAGCGGACGACCAAGCGGATGCGCTGACGGACGGCTCTGCCGGCGTACGAAGGAGTTCACGATGGCTGAGGTAGCTGACAAGACCGCGGAAGAGATTGCTGCTGAGGAAGCGGCTGCGTTACAACAGGCTGAGGCGCAGGTGGCTGAGGCCCAGGCGCTGAAAGACTTCACCGAAGGGTTCACCGACGTCAAGGTGGAACTGACGGAGGACGAGAAGAAAGCGGCCGAAGACGCAGCGATCGCGGAGAAGGCGGCACAAGACGACGCGGATCGCGTGGCGGCTGCCGCAAAGGTCGCCGAGGTGAAACTCGCGACGCCATCTGAGCGAGAATTTCAAGACCTCGTACGCAAGGCGAACGGCGTGGATGACATTCGCGCATTGGCTGAAAAGGTTCGCGATACCACGAACGGTCGTGTTGGCAGTCTCGAGCAGATGATTAAAAAGCTGCAAGAGACCACGCCAACGGGGCAATCGGTCGTCGCGACGCCCGAGGACTTTGCGGAAATCGGCAAGGATATGCCGGATCACGCGAAGATGCTGGCTGATGGGTTGACGCGTGTGCTCTCGAAGTTCAAAGGAACGGGAAGCACCGCGCCGGCTGAGACGCCAGAAGCATTCAACGAACGGGTGAATCAGGCTGCGGATGAACGTCTCGCGAAGCGGGACGCGGAACGAGAGGCGACGGCGCAATCTGAGGCTCGCAGTGATCTTGGTGTTGCGCATCCAGATTGGGAGACGGTGGTCGGCCCGAAAGACAGTACCACTGAATTTCGGACCTATCTCAAAACCCAACCGGCGTTGTATGAGAAGCACATTCTCGGAACGAATGATGCGTATATCCTCTCTGAAGCGTTGACGAAGTTTAAGGACGTACAAGACGCAAAAAAGAAACCCAAACCTCCGGTGGTCAACACTGCGAGGCACGATCGACTCCGTGAGGCGGTGCAGGTACGCGGAGGCGCGGCCCCGCTGAACACCAACCGTGAAAAATCAGACCTCGAGCAATTTGCCGAGGGCTTTACGAGCTAACGAAGGAGTAATACACGATGCCACTCGGAACACATACATTCGGTCTGACACCAGGCCGGATCAATAAATATAAGGGTGAGATCCTCAAGCACGCCGTCGCGATGGAATGTTTGAGCCGTCAAGGACGCCATGTTGAGATGCCGCGAGGCAGTTCGGACACGTACGTGGCGCGTCGGTATCTGCCGTACAACACGACCGCGACCAACGGCAACACGCAGAATCAGTTCTTCCCCACCGCCACTGGCGATCGGGCGAACGTGATTGTGCAAGCGCATCTGACTGCAGAAGGCGTGACGCCTCCCCCGGAGAGCATTGTGCCGATGGACGTGACGGCCGTGGTGGTGCAGTACAGCTGCCTCTACAGCTTCACGGACAAGACGTACGATCTCTACGAGGACGACATCCCGAAGGAGATGATTCGTCAGGTGGGAGAGCGTGTGACCTTGGTCAACGAACTGATTCTCTGGGGCATCCTCCGTGGGTGTACCAACCAGTTCTTCGGTGGAACAGGGACGACCATGGCGACCGTCAACGGGACGGTGACCTTGGGATTCCTGCGGAAGATCATCAAGAATCTCCAGGCGAACCATGCGGTGCCTGTGAACTCGATGTTGAAGGCGAGCCAGCTCTATGGGACCGCACCAGTGGCCAGAGGGTACTCGCTGTACGTGCATACGGACGCGGGTCCAGCGTTCAAGGATATTCCTGGGTTTATTCCTGTGCGTGAGTACGCCAGCGGAGTCTCCATGGAGTATGAGTTGGGGAGCATCGAAGAAATGCGGATCTTCTTATCTGCAGATCTTCCCTCGTTCCAAGACGGAGGGGCCGCGATTGGGGTGACCGGGTTGTTTTCAACAACCGGCACGACCCTCGACGTGTATCCCTTCATCGTCGTGGCGCAGGATGCCTGGAGCCAGATCGCGGTCCGCGGTTTGAGCGCCCTGGATCCGACCTATTTGGCGCCAGGTGAGAAGACAAAATCTGACCCTCTCGGTCAGCGTGGTTATGCCGGGACCAAGTGGTGGAAGACCGGTATGGTGGAAAACAATGGGTGGATGGCCGTTGGCAACATCGGCGTGCCCGTCCTTGTCTAATCCTCACGTAAAGGTGAGTCACCCTTGAAGGAGGATTAAGCCATGATCGATACAATCAGTCGGATTCTGAATAAGTTGTCAGGTGCGCGGGATGGGTATATCCTCCAGCAAGTGCTGGCCCCCATCGCGGACGCCATTTCTACGACATCCTTGATGTCAGCAGCACTGGTGATCAAGGCGGGATCTAGTACGTTAGCCAAAACCGGTGCGTCCATTTGGCATGGACTGGCTGGTGGGGCACGCGTGGTCTTGCCGGCTGCGACCGATATGGCGGTGTTTGCCGGGACAGTTGTCAATTTGAAGTTTAATGTCTTTGCGCATTTTGTCGATTCGGCCGGTGGATTGACGACCGTGATGGGGGTCGAAGGTGCTACCGCAGCCGCAGTTGTGTTTCCCATTCGCCCGTTGGGGAAAATTCTCATCGGTTATACGACCATTAACGTAACCGGTACAGGGAATTTTGTTGGTGGAACAACTGCGCTCGATGATGCGACGGTGATTCCAAATGCAGTCCATGTGAGTGTGGTGGGTGGGTATGATCCCACGATCAAAATTTAACCATTTAGACGCTTAAATGGCATTGGAAAGGGGATAGTACGATGGATTTTTTAACACATAGAGGTTTTACAGGGTCGTTGACCAACGGTGCGTTTGTGACTGGCACGACCAGCACGTTGACAACGACCGTCACGATCGTTCCGGTGGAAGATGGAAAGTTCAAGTCAGTGTTGACGGCTATTACCAACCAAGCCGCACCAACGACCGATTTCAATACCGGATTGGCCTTCCCGGCCATTCCTGGTGGCGCCTCGGTCGTGAATACACCTGGTAGCGGGTGTGTGGCGGTGTATGGGTTGGTGGCCGGTGTGGTGAAGGTGGTGCAAGGCCCGATCACACGATTGGACATGCAGGGTAATTTCTTGTGGGATGCCCCACAGTTTCCACCTATTCCAGCGACGTTTGTCCCCTTCGCCTATCAGGTCCTGAAGGCAGGGGCCACAGCATCGGCGACCGCGATCATCCTGGGTACCGCCTCGTGGGCAGCCACAGGGTATACTAATGCGATCGTGAACGTGATGCAGCTGCCAAGCAGACCGCAGGTAGCGTAATCGGGTAGGATTACTACCCTGGAGGGGCGTCACTTTGGTGGCGCCTCTCCATCTTATCATTCATCGAGGAGAAACCATGCCAACAGCAGAAGCTGAGATGATTCGACCGAAAGTGAAGCGCAAGTCCTATCGCCGAGCCTCGGAGTTCGATTCGCGCAGTGTGAAGATCGACCAGAAGCCCTCGATTGCGATGGCGCCATTGGGGCAGACTCAGATCTCGACGCCTGAATCGATTGTGGTCGAAACACAGTTGATGAAGGATCAGGCTGAGAAGCTCGCGTTTGCGGATGAGAAGCTCCGGATTCTGATCCATCGCTCGGGTGAGCGCTTCGCCCCATCCTGCACCGACTACATTGCGGTGAATGGGAAAGGCGCGGAGATGCTGTTTAAGAATGGATGGGTGGAAGTGGGCTATCTCCCGCGTGGGCAGGCCTTCTACACGAAGCGGAAATATGTCGAGCAACTCGCGCACGCGAAGATCGATCGCATCGAGACGCGGGTCGTGGAGCGTGGAGCCGATCGGGATAACTACACCGATCGGATCACCAGCTCAGTGTCTTCGTTTGTGGTGCTCGAAGATCCGAATCCGCTGGGTGCGCCGTGGCTTGAGCAAATTTTACGCAATCAGGCGTGAGCGATGCGGTACGCATCAGTTACGCAAGATACAGCGGGTAACGCGATATCCGGTGTGGCCGTCACGGTCAAGAACGCCGACACCGCGGTCTTGACCACGTTATACTCCGATCCTCTTTTCGCGTCAACGACGGGCAACCCGGTCACATCCGCAGCCGATGGTTCCTACGGGTTTTACTGTAGAGACGCGCGCGTCGATCTGACGTTTGTTAAAACTGGGTACACATTCGCTGCCCAAAATGACATCGATGCGTTCCAACCGCTGGGAGACAGCACCAAAACTCCCGCGGACTTCACGACACTCGCTATTAATACGACGACCACGGGCGCGATTGACATGATCGGCGCCACGGTCACAACCTTCATTATCAACAAGCCGATTACCTGCACGGCAACCGATACCATCCCCAGCACCTGCTCGCTCCTCTTTATTGGCACCGGAGATCTCACGGTCTCAGTGGGGCAAACGCTGACCGTTAACGGACCAGTCTGGAACCTCACGGATCACGCGGTGTTCCTGGGAACAGGGACCGTGGTCTTTGGCAACGGCGCGGGGTCGAAGCCCTATTTCAATAAGCGTGTGGCCGAGACCTACAGCACGTCGATCACGCCCGATCTCCGAACCGGCAATCATCGCACCATCACCATCACAGACGGGGTCGCCTTTGCCATCAACGCGCCGACAGGGCCGTACTTTGACGGGATGGAAGTGACCTTCACGATCATCAATTCTGCTGGTGGTGCCCACGGGGCCATCACCTGGAATACGGTGTGGAAGCTCGCGGGAGCGCTCGCGGCGATTGCCAACGGGTCAAATAAGAGTGTGACCTTTCGGTTCTCTGGAACCACAAACTTTTACGAAGTTTGCCGAAGTGCAGCAGACGTTGCAAACTAGGGAGCCGCCATGCCCAATAACAGTGACTCCAGATGATAATGCCGATCGCATCAAAGGCTGTCGTCGAGTTTGGTCGTCTTGTATTAGGAGACGCGATTCGTGCAGAAATATCTTAATTATGTCACCGATACCTCTGGCAACGTCATTAGGACGGCCTCGATTCATATCAAACTCGGCGGGACAGGTACCGATGCGACGATTTATAGTGACAACGGCCTCACGCCCAAAGCCAATCCATTTTCCGTAGAATCGAGCGATGCGTCGTACTATTTTTATGCCGCGAATGGACTATATGACGTAATCGTCACAGCTTCCGGCTATACGTTTGATGCAGATGATACGGCTGGGCTGCGGTTATTCGACGAGACGGCTTTAACTGTAATAGCCACGGGCTCCACCACGGCGCG